GAACTTGAATTGAGTGCTGCAATGGCAGTGGACATTTTTTCCCCTTATGATGCAGTGATGTATTCTCTAAATACAAATGGACTTGACCACTCGACCCATGCACCATTGGTCATTGGATTCAATGTGTATGTGGGCAATTGTTCAGCCACCACATAAAAGCTGCAATTATTGCCAAGCAATACTGGTGCAGTTGATGCTGGTGATCCAATCAATGGTCGATTGATATTAATCACCGACCCAGCTGAATCAGCGGTCACTTTGTATACAAACCCATTGATCGAGATAAAGTCACCAGATTTAAATGTTCCATTTGATGTGATGTTAATGGTTTGACTGTTTGGTGTGGGTGTGCCATTTAAACTGGCCGTTGTGGCCGTCCCTTGCATGGCCGTAAACCAGCTCAAATTGGCCGATTGAAACGTGATGTAATCTGGCAGCTGCCGATCCAAATTGTCGATGGCTTGGATCACATTTCTGACCTGTGGATAATACAAAAAATTGTGTGGAGTAATGGTAAACACCCATGGCACTGTGGTCAGGTATTGGGCCACTGTCATTTGACCTGATCGAGAAACCTGTTGACCAACAGTGCGTCTGTTGTTTACATTCATTTTTTGTTGAATTTCAACAATGTTTTGAAAGCCAGCCATTATGTTCGGCTCCTAGTTGTTGCAATGTTTTTGGTTGCATATTGATTGGCTGCCCAAATCGCACCAGAGCTGCCATATATCCTGTCTTCAAATGATTTGGTGTCAATGGCTTGGATGTTGTAATTGGTGACGTTTTGAACTGTTTGGCCGCCAAGTCCCATCATTTTATTGTTGGGAATAATTGTTCCAGCAGTTTTTGGAATAAATAATTCTGGGCCTTGCTCACCCACCAAACTGGGTCTGTCTGTTGGTGGATCACCACCAGCTGCAAATTCTGGCATGGGACCGACAAAACTCGGACTGCCTGGCGTAAATTGCGATCCAACATTCAATCCAATCATATTGAATAATCCACCCAAAATTTGAGTTGCTTGAGCTTTTAATTGAATGATGATTAAATCTTGAACAATTGATTTTGTAAGATCAGCAAAATTTCCTTTTCCAGTTTTTACAAAATTTGATAATGCATTATCCATATTGGATGTGACTGCTCTCATTGAATTTTCTGCAATATTTGCTGCATTTGTTGCACTTGTGGCATATTTTTGAAAAGCAGTATTCCAGCCAACACTAAATGAATTTTGCGCATCGATTGCAGATTCTTTTAAATCAATTTGAGTTTGACCCAATTCTCTTTGTTGTTGAATGTGCTTTTCAATTTGTGTATCTGACAATCCAGCTGCAGATGCACTTTTTTTAAATTCATTTAATTTTTGTTGCAAATCATATTGCTCAAGCAAATAATTCTTTTCTTGAGGCAATAGCATAATCAATGAATTTTCATATTGCAATCGATCATTTGCAAGTGCAGCCAATCTTTCTTGATCTCTGATTTGTGAAATTGCATTACCAGCTTGAACAATTGCAGCCTGTCCCAATGCTTTGTTTGCTGAATATTGTTCAGCTTCAATTTGTTCAAAAGTTTTATCAGCATTGATTTGCTGCAACATAAATTTATACTCTGCCAATGCTTGTGTGTTTCTTTTTATATTGTTGCTTTGTTCAGTTGCACGTTTTATTTCAATATCTGCTGCTTGATTGATTGCAACTTTTAATGCATCAGTGCCAAGTTTGTTTTTTTCTAATTCTTCATTTCTTTTTGCATTAATCGTCAGTATTTTTTCTTCAAGAACAATATCTTGAATTTGATTTTTTAAATACCATCCACCATTGGTAATTTGTTGCAGCTGAAGATTTTCTCTTTGCTGATCCAAAGCCAACAATTGATTTGTTAATTGCAAAGCAATTTGTTTTGCTTGAGTTTCTTTTGATACATTTTCAGCAATTTTGTCTGATGATTTTTCTCTTGCCTCATCTTCATCTGCAAGCTGGGATGTGGTTTTTATATTGGTTTCTTCTTTTGGCTTAGATGATGACATCGATGCAGTAAATGCAGCAATACCACCAGCCAATGCCAGTCCCTTAATGATTAAACCAATTGGTGATGTTCCACCAGCCGTCAAATTGAAAATAGCAGCTGCAGTTTCAGCTTCTTTAATTGCCGTTGCAACTTCAAGAAAAGCAGCAGAAAATTTTAAAATATTAGAAATTGCAGTTGCAGCAACTAAACCTTCAATGATTGCTTTGAAAGTTTCAATTTGAGTTGCTCCACTTCCAGTAAATGGTGCAATAACATTTGCAAAAGCAATTTTTAAATTTTCAAGATTTGCTTTTAATGTTTCCCCTAATTTTGCAACTTTTTCAATACCATCTGCATATTCTTTATATTTGGTTGTTCCTTCAGCCAAAACGGCTTGAACTTCTTCAAGATCAACACCAATACCAGCTCGCCCAAGTAATTCCTTGACTGCTTTGACTCTTTGATAAGTGTCTCCAATTCCATTCAATCCACTAGCAACTTTTTTAATTGCCTCATATGGACTTAAATTTTGCAGCTCACTAAATGAAACGCCTATTCTTTCAAAACTTGCAATTGCAGCATCATTGCCTTCTTTTGCACTTTCAATTTTTGAAAATAATGTTGATAATATTTTTGATGCACTGTCTGCATTTGCGCCAGAGCTTAACAAAGCCTGTCTAAATGCCAAAGTTTGTTCAATGCTTAAATCATAACTTCTGGCCAAATGTTCAAGTGAATCTGATAATTCAATGGTTTGATCAATTAATGTTGTCAGTCCAACTAACCCAACTACATCACCAAACTTTTCCCAAACTTCAGAAACCTTTTTGACGCCTTCTCCAAGCTCATTAAATGATGCCTGTAATTCTTTGGCTTGTTGTTTTGCTTGCGCAGTGGCTTTGTCCCACTCTACAGTGACAAGTCCTAACTTAACTGATAGTGAGCCAATAACTGCCATTTTTAACTGCCTTTCTTTGCATCTATTTTATCAAGTGCATTGGTGATTGCCCATCCCAATCTTGATAAAACTTTATCATAGTTGTTTTCAATTGCTGGTCTTAAAAATGGGTGTGCTGGATTATGTGCGTTTCCAAATTCTTGAGAAACTGCAACTGGCCGCATATTTGCCCAATATGCTTGGAGTTTGCCTTTTTTATTCAAAACAAACTTTTGAATTGAATCTTCTCTGATTGGGCTTACCGAAACCCTTACCATGTAAGATTCGCCTTGATAAGTTGTGCTGGCTTTGTCTCTGGCTTGTGGCCTGTGTGCTTTTACATAAATATGCTTAAATAATTCATAAGTGTCTTTGGGAGCAAATGTTCTTGCATCTTCAAAAACTGGTTCAAAAGCATAAAGCAGCGCATTTTTCCAAATTCGATCAGTTTTTGTTTTGCCTATTTCATCGGCCAATTGATCCATTTCTGCAAATAACTCTTTAAAACCCTCAACTTCAAAAGTGACGTTCATTTTTTAAACTTCTCCATTGAAAAGCCTTGGGCTTGTGTCATAAAAGTTAATAATGCATCGCTGACACCAGAATCATTTTGATTTGGGTCTTTTTGATATTCTACTATCCAAGGGAAAATTTGGTCAGCTTTATATGCAGAACTTTTTGCTGGGTCCCGAATATAGTTAAAAATGGCCACAGTTAATGGGGTAATTGCATCATATATTGCTTTATTCCCCAATAACCCATCCGAATACATTACCGAAATATCAGTAAATGTTTCCTCATCTATATCATCAATTGTCTCTGGATGATGGCCATTAAAAATTAATGCAGCTTTAACTTGCCGTCTTAATGACGATCTCAGTTTTTTTTTGTATCTTGATAATTGGGTCTAATTGCTTTGTCAATTTGTGCAATGATTTCTTTAATTGCATTCTCTGGGAATTCTTCAATAATTTCTTCAAAACTCTCAGTAATTGGCTCGCCAGTCACACTTTGCAATAATTTGAAATATTCTTCAACTTGTATTTGCCAGCTGGCCTGTAATTGGGCAATATTGCGAACTGAAGTGCCAGCGACAAAAACATCATTGTCGGTTATCTTTATTTCATTTTCTTCAGCATTTAATGCTTTAACAAATTCTGGACTTGCATTCTCAATGCTTTTTTTCAATGGATTTGCAAGTGCTTGATATAGGGTTTCTACCAATTCCTCGTTTGGATTTCTCACTTTTTCAGTGATTTGTTCCATTTCACGTTTTACTGGCACTCTTACTTTGAGATTAAATTCACCATCATTGACTTGGATGGTAATTGTTTTTAATTTGATGGCAGTGCGAACTGACTCATAGTTGCTGCCTAATTTTGATGCAATGCTCATATTAATTCAACTTTCCAATAATTATTTTTTTAAAAATAAAAGAATTGAGTTGAATCACATAATCGACCACTTCCTCTGGGGTCATTACGTTTGCATGATTTTTGGCAATGTCAAAGGCCAAATTGATGCCAGTTATTTTTTGTTGGGAAAAGCCAAACCAGTCTTTTTTTCCAGACTCGGCTTGGCTTACCAAATAACTTAAAAGATCATTATTGTTTTGTATTATTGTCATTTTGTTTTATTCTGTTTTTGTTTCAATTGGCTTTTCAACAACAACTGGTTTAAATGGATCGTTGCCATCTGCCAAACATTTGGCAATTGCCTCGTCAATTGTTTCCGCTTGATAGCTTTTGCCGTTTGCAAATTCAACTGTAATCATTTTTTAACCTCAAGTATTGTTAGACCAGCCATACAAATTACCTCTGGGATGAATTGTAAACTTGCATTTTGCTTCAGCATTAGGAGCTGGATCAATTGTAAATTCTGAAACACGACCATTAAATGCATATGCAATTGTATTTGCACCAGAAACAGCTGCAATTACAAATGTACGATCAATAACACCTGAGTATGCATCAGCTCTAATCAATAAAAGTCCAGCATCGCTTGGATTCCAAGCTGCAGTGATGGTCAATGATGTGGGCTTGGATTGTGTTGGAATAACATCAGATTGGCGTGATCCAGCAACATAAAAGTTTGCTGATGCATCATCTTGTCCAAATGATGGAATCGCTTCAACATTTAATTGTTGTGATGTTGTACCAGTGCCATTGGCTGCAGTGCCAACAATGCCAGCAACTTGACCTGTCCATGTGGACAATTGAGTCAATGTGAGTGGTGTGGGTGTTGCACCTGTTTGACACCAGAGTGATGCACTAAAGCCAGGTAAAACTTGATTGGGTAATGCCATGATTAAATCCTTTGAGAAAAATTAAACAAATTGTTTTGTTTTATCAGCATGGGATGTCCATCCGACAATCCAAGATTATTTGGTGCAATTTTACTTGATCATCATAGGTATTGTATAGCATTGAAATATCAATTTTCGACACATAAACACCATCAAATGACCCTTTTACGCCCAAAAATCCATTATACCCATGCAAAGCCTGAGTGATTGTATTGGACAAACCAAAGCAATCATTCATGTCTTGTGCAAATATCGAACATTGAAAAGTTGGTGTATCAATGCCTTTGTTTGCCTGATTTACGCCAGTGTAAACTGGCTGATGTACGTTGCGCAGCTGCCATGTCAAAAAACTCGGTTCTTTTGCAAAATTTCTGTTGAAGTTTGCATACACTGGAACTGGTGACACTGTAGCAGCCAAACCATTTTGAATGGCTTGAGCATAATTGAGGATGTTTTGCTGGACTGTCATACACTCACCGCGGGGTCGTTTCTATAGCATAAGAATGAAACATTCATGCGGTCATTGGATTCCATCACATCATTGATCCGATAATCTTGGCCACGCCAAGTTATCGAATATCGATTTTGATGTTCAGACATTTGCAATGTATTGGGTGTGAAATTCAACACAAACTTGACGTTTTTTGTGTACGTCCGATCATCTTTGCCAATTTGAGCTGCATCTCTGACATCTTGCACCAATGCTCGAGTCTGAAACCACAATGTGATGGTTGTGGTTTGCTGGCCAATGGTATCCACACCATTGGTGACATTGTTCACATTGATGTTTTCAAAACGTGCAATTGCCATTAAAGCACCAAAGGTTTATAGGGTCTGAGCAATGCTGCAGCACCAAATGGAATTTGCTTCAAATTTGTTGATGTGGTGTCTGACCTGTTATTGTATAAGTGAGTCAGGATCATCAATCCAGCTTGCTGGATCACTGGATAGGCAGCATATGGGCTTGAATTGGCCGTATAAACCACAGTAATTGGATTGCTGATTGCCTGATTGATCTCACTTGGAATACTGTTGCAAATGACTTTGTTGCCACTTGGATCGTAAAAATAAGTGCTGGGACTGACAATTGTAAAAACTGGTGGTGTACTGGAATCCCAATATCCAACTTCATTGATCACAATTCCAGCACCATATTGTGTGGACTGGCTAACCTCGGGCAAATCCAATGATGCCTGAGTACCGCTTTCCCCATTGTATGCGCCATAATAGACACGATACTGTGTGGGGAATATGCTCATCCCCAAAAAGTCCTCAACCGCCATTCTGGTGGCCAGCTCTAGCCCTTGCAAATAGGAATCCTGAGATTCATCACCAAACAAATTCAACTGATTGGTGATCTGATCGAGAGTCAACCATGGAGTTGAAACATCTCGATTAATCTGCTCCACTTTTTCATAAGAAAATGGATTTCTATTTGTGCCCAAAAATGGGCCATTGGTGTAACTGTCCAGAGCCATTTTGAGCCTTTAAGTTGAAAGTCTCACGCCACCAAATACATCTCGAATTGTGCTGCAAACACGCTTTTCAGCAAAGAGTGTCAAAAAGCCTGGTGCAGTTTGCTCAAACCACTGGAATGACATTTCTTCATTGTCCACAATGGTCATAAATCTGCCCCAAGCTGCCAAATAAACTGGCAGTTTGCCTGAACCAATTTGATCCATGTATGTATTGGGAATTACTGGATGGCCAAAGATATTGCCAATTGAATATCCATCTTTGTCACCGATTTCCAAAAATAATGGCATACCTGATGAATCTCTCAAAGTCCTCAGATAATCAATTGTGCTAGGATGCATCATCCATGCGCAAGTGGGGTCATTGTAGTATTGGGGGGGCAATGCAGCATTCAATGCAGCAATGTCGTTGTAAGCAATAGCACCGCCAGTTGTTGCAGTCACTGTCAATACTGTGTGAATTCCGTTTGTGATCGCTGAACCATTTGTGCCAAATGCTGCAGTTGATCCGCTGGTGTAACTATTCAAGCCACGCAATCCCAATGTGCCACCATAAGTGGTTGTGGTTGTTCCAGACTGGTCATTGTTCAGCATCATTGAAAGTGACTCTTGCTGAGAAAACTCAAGCATAACGTCTTCAATGATTGTTTCATTTAATGCATTTACATCACTCAAAACCGCAGTACGCACTGGGACTTGAGCTGCAATGGCTCTCATTGGCAATTGCCAAAAAGAAATTGCCTCGTTTGGTGTGCCCACATTGGGTGTGAATGTGTAGCCCCATGGGTTTGTGGGATTGGTAACATTACCAGTCTTGACCACAAAAGCCTCATCTGATCCGATTGATTTGATTTCCCTTGCACCAGCTGCTCTCAAAGGGTTATACAAACGCAATGCAGCAAATGCATCGTCATAAATAACTCGACCACCGACACCAGAGCCTGAGCCAGTGAGTGCTGATGCCTCTTTCAAATTAACTGTCACACGCTTTTGCTTGTTCAGTGATTTTTGAATGGCCTCAAGAATGATGTTTGTGCTCATAAATAAATCCAAAAAAATAAAATGAAAAAAAGGTGGGGGCAAATGCCCCCACTCTTTTAGTTTGCTGCAGTAGCAGTTGAACGATAGGCAATGATAGAGAAAGGATCGACATTGGATGCAGCCAAACGCTTCTCACCGAAGAATGTGATGTATCCAGGCAATGTCTGATCGTATCTACGCAAAACCATGTTCAACCTGTCTACGATTGTATGGCCGCGTTGGAAATCTCCAAAATACATTGGGAACTTGTTCAATGTACCAGCTGATGCAGTGGTTGTTTGTGAGGGATTATCAAGATACTTGTTAACCACAACATCAAAGCCAAGCAATGTACCAACAATACCAGTGCCAGGGCCATCATTCAATGGGTGCATGCGATCAAAGATAGGTGTTCCGTTGGAATCTTTTAAACCTCTGATTTGTCCCAACATGAAAGGATTAACCAAGAACTTGGCATTGGGTGTCCAGTATTGTTGTGGCAATGAGTAGATGAAATTGACCACATCGGTATAGGTCACATTGGCTGCGCCAACTGTGTTGCCGTTTGTTGTCAATTGATCATAAACTGCCAGACTGTTCAAACCATTGCTGGTTGCAATACCTGATGTACCGAATGCAGCAGTTGTGATTGCACCACCACTGTATGAACCAGCTGCGCCATTGTTGGCATATTGATTCAAACCACGCAGACCCTGTGTGCCACCATATGTATTGGGAGTGTCAGTTTGGTCGTTGTTTTGGATCATTGACTGACCCTCAACCTGGCTGAATTCCATCAACATATCGTCAACAACATTGGCTTCTAAACCATCGATGTCATCGAGAGCTGCAGTACGGATTGGGAATTGCACGTTCAAGTCTTGCAAAACAACTTGCCAAATGTTGGTGTTTTCAGTTGTTGCTGAACCATTGTTTTGAATGGAATATCCCCAGGTACTTCCAGAATTTCCCACTTTTGCTCTGAACTGGTAGGTTGAACCTTCAGTTGTCACGTTGCGTGATAGACCACGCATGGGATTGATCAAACGCAATGTGTGGAATACTGGATCATATGCAGTGCGACCACCGACATTGTAACCGCCACCTGTCAATGCTGAACTTTCCTTCAAATATGCTTGGTACTGCTCATCAGACTCAAACATCTTTAATTCTTTTTCCATCTTGCCTTTTTTGGCAAATTTGGACAATTGCTCACGAACCATTTTGTTCACATCGCCACGAATTGTTTTGGATGGCTTGATGATGGATGGTGCAGTGTTGATCTCAGACAATTTGGCCTCGATGGCTGCCAATTTCTCTGTGGTTGCAATAGAAATTTCTTCAACTTTTGCAAGAGTCTCGGCTTTTACTTCCTCGATTTTTGCAACATTTGATGCCTCAATGGCATCGACTTTTTCTAGAATTTTTTCGACTGACATAATGATTTCCTTATTTAAGACGCTTTGAAAGTGCTTTCAACAATTCTCTTTCCTCTAGGGCTTTCAGAATTGAATCGGCCTCGTTGACCACCGCATCCGATTCGCTCGGTTTTGGGGTTTCCTGAATGACTTCCTCAGAAACATCACGTTTCTCGAGTATTTTCTTCAGAATTGAAGATGCAGTGGTCGCATCTTTTCTTGAAAGCCCAGCATCACGCAGTGCTTTCTCGATCACTCTTGGATTTGCATGGCCATTGCCATCAAAATATTCCAAATTCATCACTTCAGCTTTGGGATTGTTTGGGTACATCACCACTGATACTTCACGCAATCCACCTTTGGTGATTTGAAAATATGATTCTTCATCATCGTCATCACATGGATTACCATCAGAATCAACCATTTGGGCCTCATCGGCATATGCACCGACTGAAACGCCACCAAATAAGCTGGGGGATTCTTTTAAAACATTGTATAGATCAGAGCCACCGACTGTGCTGAGAAACAATTTGCCTTCAGCCGTCATGCCATCATCGTCAAATTGGAATTCATTCCATTCACCGACTGGCATTCCCATGTCGTTGTGATTCAAAAACATTGGCAATGGATTGCCAGCTTTGGCAAACTCATTGGCCCATTCCATGAATCCATCGGGCTGATAATTGAATTTTCTGCCGTCTTCACCTTCTCTGGCTCCCCAGGTCGTGACTCGTGCAGAAATTTTTCCACTAGGATTTGCTTTTTGGTCTGCCTCTTTTTTTAGGCTGACTTTGGCCTCGCAAATTAGACTCAAATTTTTCATTGACTACCCCATTGTGTATGGATTGATTATTATCTTGTAATATTGTATGGGTTTTGTCATCAGTTTTCGGTAGTGTAACACCACTCGATTTGACTTGTGAAGACAAAATCCGAATTATTTTTTTTGTGTTGTTCATTATTTTGCAGTATTGATTGCCATCTTGGGTGATGTGCTGCCTCCACCGCCACCAGTATCCTGTGGACTGGACCCAGCAA